GCAACTTCACTATCACAACTTAGAGGGTCAGCAAGTATAGGACAGCTAAGTGACATGGTTATAGGGCTTGAGAGAGACGCACAGAATGAAGACCCTGAAATTAGGAACACTACTAGGATAAGAGTATTAAAGAATAGATTTTCTGGTATAACTGGTCCTTGTTGTGACTTAAGATACGATGTTGATACTGGTAGATTAACAGAGGTAAAGTCAGATGACTTTTAATAAGGTTGTATTTGATATAGAAACAACCATGACAGCAGATAAGATATGGTGTATTGTTTGTAAACATAACGATACCTATTATCAATTTAGAGAAGATAACTTACATAGGTTTGAAGAGTTTATAAAACAAACTGAAGAAGTAATAGGTCATAACATAATCGGATTTGACATACCAGTTGTTAATAAAATTTTTGGTTATGATTTGTTTTCTCATTGTAAGAAGACAGATACATTAGTACTATCTAGATTATTAAATCCTATGATAGAAGGTGGACACTCATTAAAAAATTGGGGTACTAAGTTAGGACAAGATAAGATACCCTTTGAACAATTTGATTTTTTTACTGAAGAGATGTTAACCTATTGTAGAAATGATGTAGAGTTAACAGATAGATTGTATAAGTTTTTAATTAATAAAACAAAAGACTTTGGACAATCAATAGAGTTAGAACATAAAACTGCAGAGATAATTCAAGCACAACATGATAAAGGTTTTAAACTTAATATCATTGATGCTTATGAATTACAATGTAAGTTTCAAGAAGACATGAATGATTTAACTTCTAAAGTTAGAAAAACTTTTCCACCTTTAAAAGTAGAAACAGAGTTTATACCTAAGTCTAATAATAAATCAAGAGGTTATGTGAAGGGTATACCTTTCATTAAAGTAAAATACAAAGAATTTAATTTAGGTTCAAGGCAACAGATTGCTGAAAGATTAGTTCTTCTTGGATGGAAACCAAAAAAGAAAACTGATAAAGGACATACGATTGTAGATGAGAAAGTATTATCTGAGATACATAATATTCCTGAAGCTAAATTAATAAAAAGATTCTTAATGCTACAGAAAAGAATTGCTCAAGTAAGTTCTTGGATTGAAGCTGTTAAGGAGGATGGAAGAGTGCATGGTAAGGTTATTACCAATGGAACAATAACTGGAAGGATGAGCCATCAGTCGCCCAACATGGCTCAAATTCCTGCTGTGCATTCTGAATATGGTAGAGAGTGTCGAGCATTATGGGTAGTAAACAAAGGTTATAAATTAGTAGGTGTTGATGCTTCAGGTCTTGAGTTGAGGATGTTAGCACACTACATGAATGATAAGGATTATATACATGAAGTCGTTAATGGAGATATACACACTACAAATCAAATTGCTGCTGGTTTGGAGTCAAGAGATGAGAGCAAAACTTTTATTTATGCATTCATCTATGGAGCAGGTTCAAAAAAAATCGGTAGTATCATTGGAGGTTCGGAAAGAGATGGTGAAAGAATTAAAGAAAAATTTCTTAGAGCAACACCAAGTCTTAGAAGCTTACGAGAAAAAGTGGAACGAATTGCTAGTAGAAGATGGGTCAGAGGACTCGACCAAAGAAAAATAGTAATAAGATATCCTCATGCAGCATTGAATACTTTGTTGCAAGGAGCAGGTGCAACTGTTATGAAATATGCGTTGACATTGCTAGAAGAATATGTTAGTATAAATAAAATAAAAGCCTACCCAGTAGTGAATGTACATGATGAGTTCCAATATGAAGTTGAAGAATCTAAGACAGAACAATTTGGAAAGTTAGCAGTACAATCTATTATTGAAGCAGGTAAACAATTAAATGTAAGGTGTCCACTAAATGCAAAATACAAAGTCGGAAACAACTGGTCAGAAACACATTAGTACACTAGCAGAAGATATTAAAGGTTTAATTTCTGGTATCTCTGAAGGTAAGTCTCTGAACATGACAGATGAAAACATGGATGTATTCTTAAAAAATATTAAAGAAGCTATGTTAGCTTGGAATACACCAAGAGTTAGACCAGACAAAGAAGGACAATTAAGAATGTCCTCAATAGGTAAACCATCTAGACAACTATGGTACGATAAACATAGTCCTAAACATAGGAAAGATGAAGATGCAGGAATGAATTTAAAATTTTTGTATGGTCATATCATTGAACACTTAGTACTTTACTTAGCTGAATTAGCAGGTCATAAAGTAGAAGACCAACAAAGAAAAGTAGAAGTAGAAGGTGTGTCAGGACATATAGATAGTATAATAGATGGAGAGATATGTGATGTTAAGTCTGCTTCTTCATTTAGTTTTAAGAAATTTAAATCAGGTGAGATAGTAGGTGATGACCCCTTTGGTTACCATGCCCAGTTAGCAGGATATGAAGCAGGATGTGGTACAAAAGAAGGAGGGTTCTTAGTTGTTGATAAATCTAATGGTGATATATGTTTTTATAAACCAGATGATATGGCTAAACCTAATGTTAAAAAATTAATAACAGACTTAAGAGTAACACTAGATAAAGATACACCACCAGAAAAATGTTATCCATTTAAAGAAGAGAAGAATGGTAATAAAACTTTAGCTATTGGTTGTCAATTTTGTTCTCACAAATGGGAATGTCATTCAGATACTAATGATGGTAAAGGTTTAAGAGTATTTAAATATGCAGCTAAGAATACTATGTTAGCTGATGTAGTTAAACAACCTTTAGTAGAAGAAATAACAAGTCAATACAAAGAACAATTAACTAATTATAGTAAACAAATATGAAATGTTTCTACTGTAATTCTGAAGTAAGATGGAATAATGATTTTGATACAGAAGATACTCACCCAGAATCAGAACATACTATTGTTAGTATGTATGAATGTGATGAGTGTAACACTTGGTATGAAGTCTTCCATCAAAAAAAGGAAAGATAAATGAACGCAAAACAAATGAAACCTATAAGAAGAAAAGCAAAACATATTCTTGTTGAGTGGTTGCAGTCTTTGTTAAGTAAAGAAGAAGCAAGTAAAATTAATTATAAGAATGTATTTTCTTTTATGCCTAATCAAACTCATTACTATCATGGTGATACTTTTAGATTACAACCTTGGAGTTATAAGTGGATTGTAAAAAAATTAAAAAGAAATAAAGAGTTGACAATTGATGATTTAAATGATATGTTACAGCCATCAGAACAACAGTTACGAAGAAAGAAAATGGCAGAAGAAGGACCAATCAATGACAAGTAAAAATATGTTTAAAGAAACAAATTATGATTCACTTGATGAACAAGTTGATGGTACTCATTATAAGAGTATGAAAATACAACCAGCTTTATTTATAAATGAAAATCATTTAGAATTTGCAGAAGGTAATGCTATCAAATATATTTGTAGACATAAAGCTAAAGGAAAAGAAAAAGATATTGAGAAAGCAATTCACTATTTAGAAATGATATTGGAGAGAGACTATGACTAAAGAATCACAGATAACACAATTAGAAAAAAGAGCAAGAGGTTTTAGAAGAATCATATCTTCATTAAATGATTTACCTATGTATGGTATTAATGAACGAATAGATAAAATACTTCATGTAAAGATTGATGCATTAAAAGAACATCTTAAATTAAAAATTACTAGAAACAATGATAAGCTAAATGAAATGTATACTGAAAGTGTAGATAGTTTATCTGATGATGATGGACAACAAGGTACAGTAGCACCTGTAGAACTAGACCATCATGCAACCGATAAGACATTTGAAAATGACAGATAAGATAGTAGGACTTAATGGTCAGCCAGTACAACCAGTAAAACCATTAGATGGTATATATCATTTAAGACTTTGTTTAATAGGTTCAGATGATATTGATATTAAAAATATAGAAACATTTGGTATGGCAGATGATGGTTTTTTTATGGTCAAGTCTTTAAGCAATAAAAGATTTCCTGTATTTATGACTAACCCTGTTAGAATAAAAACAATTGAAACATATAAAGATGGTCAAGAACCTTTAACTAAATTGAGTGCAGAAAAAGGTGATGACGACTTTCTTGTAGACTTACTTAGAAAGAAACATGAAGACCAATCCAAAACTTAAACAAAAGAAAAGAGTTAAAAGAAAAGAAGCCCACCTTATGGCTTTTAAATTAATAATAAATAAACAAGGACAATTCATTACTGAGTTGTCTAAATATCCAATGGATAAAATTTCTTTACATTTTAAGAAACAAAATGCTGGTGTTATTAAAGCTTTGTTAAGAGAGTGTGATGCTAAGTTTACTATGCTGTCTGAAGATTTAGAAAAAATTGCTTCAGATGTTTTTCATTCTTAGATTTTCTTAGATTCATTACACATAAATTTAGTTGCTAATTTGTTATCATTAACTAAATTATCTTCTTGTGCTTTTATTATTTCTTTAGAAATTTCTAATGCAGAAATAGCACACTCTTTCCATGAATCATACTCACCTTTAACTTCTGCTGGTGGTAAACATTGATTGTTTAAAAACGAACATAAACTTATTACTAATATAAATTTCATTTCTTTTTCTTTCTTTTACATTTACATCTTGGTGCGAAGAAAAATTCATTCACCCATTCACTATACTTATCTAATACATCACAGCATTTATATATAAATTTATCTATCATTTTAATATTAAATTTACGATTGATTTTTCACCCATATATATTTCTGTTTCTGCTTTAGATTTTATACATTGATAATCTATACGACTTGTACTTGACCTCATTGCAATTCTTTTAGCCTTTAAACAATGTGACATAGATTCTTGTATTCTATGTTCTTTTATTTCACCATTGATAATTAATAAAAGAGCAACCACAACTTCAGTCATTAGTGAGTTCCATTACCGTTTCCATTCTGTCTTACTTTATCTTTTAGATTTTCTACATCTTTTAAAGCTTTTTCTAATTGTGATTTAAGAAATTCTATGTTAATTTTATTAGTCATATTTTGTTCTTGATTTGTAATTAATTTTTCTACATCACCAAATAAAGATTCTATTAACATAAATTGTTCTTGGTCAGTAGGTAGTTGTTCACTCTTCTTTAATAAGTCTGCTTGAAATAACTCTCTTGATGTTTCAAGTGATGTTAGTCTTGCTGTTACTTCTGTATAAGCAAACACACCCATAGCTACAGCTACAACAATACCAATCATATTTTTAACTGGCATACTTACTGATGTGTCTTGTGATATTTTCATAAAGGTGCTACAATAATTGTTAATATAATAAAAGCTATAATCAATATACCTGTAAAATAATAATTCATATAACTACATTCCATTAAATTTATTTCTTATATCCTAATCCTGTTATTCTGTTACTATATAATTTTCTCCATGACCAAGAACTCAACTTGCTTGAGTAATGATAAATAAATAATACTATATGCTTCATACTTTCTCTGCTTTCTTATCCTTGTTAATACCCTTTTTAATTATATAATCTTGTGTACCATTAGCACCTGTCTCAACTTCTTTCTTTAAGTTCTTAAACAGTTCCATCTGTTTCTTATCTCTAACTATCTTATCTATATAAGCATGAAGAACTTTATTATCTCTCATTACTTCTTACCAATACCACCTTTGAATATCTGTGTTCCTTTAATACCATAGATACTTGCAACTACAAGAATCCATAAATTTGTAAACCAACTAGGTAAGTTAGAAAACTTATCAAAGAACATATCAACCTTAACCATTATGTTAGGGTCTGAACTCCATACAGAATATGCCAAAATTAAAATAGGCAGAGTTAGAATTATTAAAACGAACTCATCTTTCCAGTCTGATTGCCTAGCTTCTAATAGCTTTCCACTATACTCAATTTCCCCAGCAGCCATTTTTTCTGCGTGTTTAGCTTGAGCATTAGCCATCATCATTTGTGTTTCTTTTTTCTTTTTATAGATATGACTACCTGTAGACATAGCTAATTTAATTGCACTTAACCACATATTATTTATCCTCCTTAAATATACTTGACATTAATTCACTAAGTTCTGTTGCTCGTTCTGGTGTTTGAGTAGCCCATTTACTATCCATCATTTCTGTTGATGCTACTTTATAATCTTTTCTATTTACAGCTTCAAGTGTTTTTTTAAATTTACTTAAACCATTACCACCCATTT